TCGAACAACTGTTCGCACCCCACCGTACTGAGAACGCCAACGGATTGCAGGTATCCGCCTGGATACCAGCGAGTTGGCAGACACCACGAACGGTCGTTGAGCTGGGTAAGGCCAATGTCGGTGGAGCCGTCCCGGTTGAGGGTGGTGTTGTGGGCGTCAGGTTGGCAACGGGACTCACGCCAGATCACATAGTCCAGGGTGGGCATGCTGTCGGCATGCCAGCCCGCCTCTGCTGCCAGCCCCCACCATTGGGGGCAGCGGGCCGTGGCAGGGACGGTCGTGGTTGGCGCGGAGACGGGCCTAGGAGCCTCCACAATCGCCGCATACGGGGTGGAGGGGGTTGGCTCAGGGGTCGGGGCATCCAGCCCCTGCGCACCCCAAATGAGGACCAGGCCTGCCACCAGGGACAGACCTCTTGCGATGATCTCCATTAGACCCACCTCACCCTAGTCGCCAGGTGGTGCTTGTGGGCTACTGCCCGTTCCATGCCGCCCGAACCTGGGAACAGGTCATCGACCGTATCTTGCAATGGGTCGAATGCCAACAGGTCCAACACCCACTCATTGAACGAGTCAGGTTTTGCACCAACTGTTCCTGTCTTGCGTGTTGTTTGGCTGGCGTGCCAATCCCTCACCATTTCTCGTTCGTAGTTCTTGCGTCCACCCCGGAAGATCACTGGTTCCCATGCGTACTGCACTGTTGTCTTGCGTATCTGGTGAAACGTCTTCACCCACGCGGCAACACGTGCGTCAGCCGGACAGATTGGCAGCATCCACACCAGGTCAGATGGGTTGCATGACAACGCCCAACCGTCTGGGTATTCGTTGACTAACCGTTCAACAAGTTTCACGTGAGCCTCCTTCGTGTCCCAAACAAACGCTTCCGGATGTTCTTTGTATCTACGTTTTCCGTTGCCAAGATACGGCGGGTCCGCGTAAGCGAACCTCATTGCTGTTCGATAATGATGGCAACAAGATCGCTGAACTCATCCAAATCCATGAGCACGATCCCCTTGCTAGTGCCGTCAGGCATAGCGACCATCACGAAAGGTCGCAGATCACCAATCGCTTTAGCCGCGTCGCTCTGACTCTTTGCGAGAAAGTACCGTGTCGCAATCGGACCAATCTGCGCGCCAGCCTTGACTTCGGTACGAAAAGCACCACCCCAGTTTTCCTCGTGACGCGTAAGGTGACCACCCAACCCAAGTTTGCGACGCGCGCGACGGGCTTTCGAATCACCTTTCGTTCTATTCCGTTTCCCACGAGCCGAAGGATCACCACATCCGCGTACACGTCGTCGTCCCTGTCGATCAACTCGACCAAGAGTTCCGAATAGCGGACACTTGTCCTTCTGGCTGCACTTACTGCGATCACCTTGGCACTCCCCTTTACGCTCGTCCATGTCTGTCCCAGTATTTGAGGGCCGCACTGGTGAGCAGCGCTGTAACGACGCTTACCAACACGACGATCAGTACGTTGGCAATCACTTGCGCCTCCGCAGATACATCGCCATGATCGCGTCACGAATCAGATCCGAACGCGAACGACGGGTACGTTCCTTCACATCGTCCAACACTTCCGCAAGATCACTGTCAATACGGAACGCGACGATCACGCGCTTCTCGTTCACTTGGCCCCCGACAACAACTGGATCATCTCCGACGCTTCGGACATCTTCAAGTGTGCAAGGTCATTGACCGGGCGGCCTGCCACATCTGAGGCGATCTTGAGTCGTTCCTCTTTGCTGTAGTTCTGAGCCATCGACAACGCAACGATCTTGCCGACCTGTGCTTTGGATGCTGGCTGCCCGGCGTTGTTCGGGTTCACCTGCGGTCGACGCTGCGGCTTGGCTTCCACCTCACGTGCAGTCGGGAAGATCTTGGTGACGGCGTTCATCGCCATAACCTGCTCCGACTTCGGCATCGACGACGGCTGATCGCCCTCTGCACGTGCAACCTTTTCCATCTCTTCACGGGACGGGCGCGGAGCAGTCTTCGACTGGAAGATGTAGTTAGCCAAAGCCCGGCCGATCGCGGATGTCTCTGCGTTTTCTACGTGTGATGTGCGGTTCACGGGTGACGCGTCACGTGTTTCCTCCGCATACCCTGTGGCAACAGGGCGCGGATCGCTGATGTCTTTGTAGACCTCGGCGCGGAACACGACACGGTTCTCGTCGTAGTGGTGGATCTGGGTGAACACTTGCCCGTTCGGGTACTGCTCCCAGAACTTTGCGAGCCGTGATTCCACGGTCTCGTAGTTGTCAAGGTTGAATCGCATTGCTGTGCCTCCTTAGGCGTTGATACGGAATGTGCGGTAAACGGATTGCTTCTTGTACTTCTCAGCCAACGCTGGGTGGTCGGCCTCGAACTTCTTGGTGTCAAACCCTTTGCGGGAGTACTGCCTCCACGACACGGTCATCCCGTTCGGGAGTTTGCCTGCCTCGGCGGTGCCAAGGATCTCACAGATCTGGGCTTTGAGTTGCTCGTGCTGTTTGTCGAGCGCCTCGGCTTCTTCCTCGATCTGTTGGAGTGCGAGCACAAGTTCCTGGGTCGCATCATCGAGTTCGATGACGGTGCCATCGCTGGCGCTGAACCGCCTGCTGACGTCCTCGTAGGCGTAGTGGACGGTCGGCGGGTAGACGCCGTTGTCGATGGCTTTGAGGAACTCGCGGCATGCCTCGATGTGGATCTGCTTCTCGTCGCTGGTCACGACCTGTTCGTGGAAGTGGACGCTGAGTGACGAGTCGAAGATGATCCATTGGACGACGTTGCTGTTGGTGCAGATGGCCTGCTGGACGCCTTGCCAATACCAGTAGCGCGGCATCTTGCCGTCCCACTTGCGGCGGATCGTCTTGATCTCATACGGGATACCGGGGACGTCGACTGCGTCAAGCGTCGCAATCAAGCGCACCTGCTCATCGTCTGACTCATACACAAACATTTCATCGGGTTCAAACAACGGCAGGTTCAACAGGTCTGACGCCCACTCGCGCACCAGCGGCTCCAGTTTGACGCCGGACTTCATGGCATCGTTAGCCTCCAGCGGTGCGGGCGGTTCATCGCACAACAGTTCGGTCGCGAGTGCGCCGCTGCTGATGTACTTGTGTTCGTTGTGCACGGCGGCAGCAGCCGACGCGCTGATACGGGCACGGCCCTGCTCATCGCGGTGACGTACTGCCAACCATTCGGATGAGCCGTGTGCTGGCTTCGTGATTGTTCTGTGCATGATGTGGCCCTCCTACGGCCATGTATGACATTGTAATACGTGTCGGGATTCTTTTCCAACACCAACCTCAAAGAACTATTAGTTCTCCAGGTGGACGATCGAGGTCACCATCCGACTGAGGATGTGGGTCACCATGCCCACCGTCTCAAAGTCAGGTGCCTCATCAGGATCATAAGTAGAGGTAACAGAGACGTACCCTTCGAGAAGGTCGGGCAGTAGAAACCCGACCGTCTCGAAACGGGCCGTCGTTGGGTGATAGTCGGACAGGTCAATCCATCCGTTTTCCGAATCGAACGCATCCTCCCAAAGAACGCGGACGAGTTTGAGTTTCTCAGTCGAGCCAGATGACATGCTCGGAGGTTACCCTCCCCTTCTCAGGGTCCACGAAATGCAGTCTTTGTGAGGGTTTCCCGACCGCTGCGACGAACGTCTTGGCGTACTGGTTGTCTGACTCCGGGGAACCTGTGACCCAGATACGGCCACCGTTCGCCATCGTCAAACTCATCGGGGTGTGGAAGTGACCCATGAGCGCGTCCTGGAAGTCCATGAACGTCGCCCACGCATTCACCTTGCGCAAGATCGAGTACGACGGTGTCTGCCCACCGAACGACGGGATCTCGTCACCGTGCACAACCAACAGTTTGTAGTTCCCGATGGTGGCAATCTGATACCAGTCGGCTGACTGCTGCCAGGTCACGTTCTTCAACGGTGAGGTGCGCTCAGACGCAATCTGGTACGCCATACGGTCCACGTTGTCCGACCCAGGCATGTCACCCTTGCGTCCGATACGGCCATGGTTGCCGTACTCACACACGACGTGCACCTTCTGGAAGTGGGATGCCAGCGTGTACACGGTCTGCTCGATGATTGACGCGACCGTGAACATCTGCTCGAACAGGTGTGCTTCTACTTCGTACACCTGGCCGGGGAACACGGTCAATCCCTCCACCATGTCACCACCCAAGACGAGCACACAGTCCTTGACAGGGTGGTGGGCGCGTTGGATCTCGGTGATCTGAATGGTTTTGGTAATCATCTGGAGCATGCGCTGACGCAACACGTCCATGTTGAACGACACCGACAGTTTCCCTGCCTGCCAGTCGGTGAGGTGCACTAACGCGACCTCAGCCTTCTTTGAGCGTTTGTCTTTCGGGAACGTCGGGATCTTGATCTTCGGCTGGGCAAGCAACGCATCTTTGGCTGCCTTGTACACGGCCTCCACAAGATCATCGTTCTTGCGTTTGGCTCGTGACTCTGCACGTTGCGCGTTCGCTAACGCAGCCTTCAGATCAGCGACCTCTTGTTCGAGGGCTGCCTGTTCGTGAAAGTTCATTGGACTTTACCTGCTCTCACGTTGCGTAGCCACAGCGTTGACACTTCGATGCCACGTGTCTTGAGGACTTTGTGGATCGCGGTGACCGAGATGCTGGGATCTGCCAATGCGGTCTTGAACTCCGCAAAGTCTTTTTTGGTCAGAGTCTTTTCGATCTCCGCCATCTTGTACGGTGTCCGACCGATCTTCGGCTCGGATGACTTGACCTCATTTAGAAATGACATTGCGATGCTCCCTTACCATTTGTAGGCAACCGAGGTACCCGATTGCGTCACGGACATTGTCTGGATTCCATTGGTTTGTTCTGATCTCATGCATGAGGCGCGACAGTTTGACGCACACCATGTAGATGATTCCTTCTTCGACGCTCAACACGTCGTGCCCCATTACCGCGTTGAAGATGTTGACCGTCCGGTCATAGTCATCAAACGGGTGTGAGTAGGCGTTTTGACGCTCGCCTGTAATGAGGTTGTATGCCTCAAGTACGACGTCAGCGCCAGGTGTCTGGCCTGTCATGTTTCCCCTTTATGAGTTGATCGAGGTGCTCGATCGTCTTGATGAACTCGTCCTGTTCGGCGGGTCCTACAAAGACTTTATCTAGCCACCTTCTTATTCTTTTCAACTCTATTTTTGTCAACCCGTTTCCCATTGTCAAGCACCTCCTGCTTGGCGTGGGACTCTAGGTGCTTCTTCAGGGTTTCATCAACTTGGTCAATCTTGATCTCAAGGGTCTTGCCCTGGGCAAAGACTTTTCGTACCATCTCGGTGAGCAACGCATGCTCGGCTGAGTCCTGACGGCGGGCTTGCTGGATCACGGCGACGAGGATGCCGCCAACGGCTGTGACGATTGCAGCGACTACAAGCGCCCAGCCGCCGTCCATGTCAGAAAGGACGCCCGCACTCACGGCAAGTGGCAGGCTCACTACTTTGCGTGGCGCCCTTCTTTGCCTTCCATTCCTTCACCAACTGCGGGACTTCGTCGCCTTCGGTGTAGCGGATGTGCCACGGTTCGCTATCCAACTCGTGACTGAATCCGTACTTGTGTTCGTTCGCAAGCAGCCATTCCAGACGCTTACCGGACGCGTTCGCGATGTCGATGGCGATGCCGAGGTTGTGGTTAGACGTACCAGGCACAGCCATCGGAGCCATCTTCGGCTTCAGATACCACAGTTTGCCCTTGTACACACGGGGCTTCTGCTTCATCATCTTCGGGGTCGGCTTGTCCGTGTGACGTTGGAAGAACCCGTACTC